CACGGCCGACGTGCAGGGCGATTACTTCACCCCCGCCACCTACTTCGGCCGGGCCGTCAAGGCGGGCGTGGACGTCGTGTGGCATCACGGGATCGGCCGGGACCAACTGGCCGACATGTTCCGGAATCAGGTGATCGGGGACGCAACCCTGAGCATGAAGGCCGACGGCCTGTGGGCCGATGCCGAGGTCCGCGACGTGAAGGGCGTGGACCAGCTCATGGCGGACGTCAAGGCGGGCAAGGTCGGTTGGTCGTCGGGCAGCGTGGACCGGCTGGTCACGCGCGAGCCCGTGGGCCGGGCGACCGAGATCAAGGCATGGCCGCTCATCGAGGCGTCCCTGTCGTACAAGCCCGTGGACCCCAGGAACAAAGCCATCGCCGTGAAGGCGATGATGAACGATACACCCGACGAGGGCCGGTTGCCGTCCCTCGTCGAGCGTGCCGAGGCATTGGTTGCCGATGCGGAGGCGATCGCGGCGGCCTTCAAGGACCAGGCGAAGCATCGCCAGGCCGAGGGCCGGAACCTGTCTCCCGCCAAGCGGGAGTCGATCAAGGCGCTGTGTGACACGCTCGCCGAACTGGCCGACGTGACCGCACCTGCGCCGAGCCCCGAGCGACTCGCGGCCCTACACCGCCGCCTGTTGCTCGCACGCATCGGAGCCTAGCAACAATGGCAGCGACCTCCACGCAGGAGGTCGAGGCCCCCGATATCAGCGCGATGACCCGACACCAGCTCGCCGACGAAATCAAGTCGGTGGACGAGGCGATCGTGTCCCTGCGCACCAAGGGGGGCAGCGACCTCAAGGCCCTGAACGATGAGGAAGTGTCCGACCTGGAAGCCCTCGCGAACTACCGCGACGAGCTGCAGGCCGAGTTGACCAACCGCCCGAACCCCGCCGCCATCAAGGCCCGGGTGGACGGCATCGGCGGTGGTCGCACCGTCACCCGCCCGAACCTCGGCGGCACGACCACCGAGGGCACCGGCACGACGCCCGATTACAAGGCGATCGAGACCGGCGAGTCCGAGTACGAGAAGTTCCTCCGCAAGGGGCCGTTCAAGTCCTACGGCCACCTGTGCAGCGTCGTCCGCGAGGCCGGTGCCCAGCCCGCCAACGCCGGCGGCCTGATCGGCCAGTGGCGAGAGGGTGTCTGCCGCTCGGACGAGGCAGTCAAGGCCCTGTTCGGCGACGTCAAGGCGTCGGGGCTCAACGAGTTCTCGGACGCTGAAGGCGGCCTCCTCATCCCCCTGGAGTTCGCTCAGGGCATCTGGCAGCGGAGCATGGAGCAGGAAAACTTGCTCCAGCGCATCCCGCAGATTCCCGTGACGGGCAACTCGCTCCGGGTGCGGGCCTACCAGGACAAGAGCCGGGCCGACGGCAGCCGTTACGGCGGTGTCGCTGGCTACTGGACTGGCGAGGCCAGCCAGTACACCAGCAGCAAGCCAACGTTCCGCTACATCGACCTGCGGCTGTCCAAGCTGACCGTCCTGGTCTACACCACGGATGAGATGCTGGACGACTTCGCGGCCATGTCGTCCGAGATCCAGCGCGTGGCCTCCGAGGAGTTCACGTTCAAGATCAACGACGCCCTGATCCGCGGCATCGGCAACGGCATGCCGGAGGGTCTGTTGAAGGCCGCCGCCAAGGTCACGGTTGCGGCCGTGTCGGGCCAGGGTGCCTCCACGATCATCGGTAGCAATATCGACGACATGTGGGCTCGCCGGGCCAAGCCGACCGGCCAGGACTACCTCTGGCTGGCCAACCAGGACACGGAGCGGCAGCTCGCGCAGCTCAACTACACCGTGGCGGGTACGAACTCGATCGCGGCGAACTGGCTGTACCTGCCTGCCGGCGGGATCACGAATTCGCCCACCGCGATGCTCAAGGGCCGCCCGGTCCTGTTCATCGAGCAGGCCGAGACCCTCGGCACCGAGGGCGACCTGATCCTGTTCGACCCGACGCAGATTGCCTGCATCGTGAAGAACACCGGCATCCAGTCGGCGGTGTCGATGCACCTGCGCTTCGACTACGGCGAGCAGGCGTTCCGGTTCTCGTTCCGCATGGACGCTCGCCCCTACTGGGAGACGAGCCTCACGCGGTTCAAGGGCTCCAATGCCCTGTCGCCGATCATCACCCTCAACAGCACGCGCACCTGATCGCCCTGATGGGCACGGCAAGGGGGCGGGCCGATCTTCCGCCCCACACCCATCAAGGGGGTTAGAGAATGTCATACGCTGGCATCGACCTCCCGCACGCGCAAACCAAGGTCAACGTGTTCGGGCCGAGCACTGTCTCCAGTGCCAACGCCCGCACCGTTTGCATCAAGGATGCGAAGGCGGTGGAGGTGTTCATCACCGCGAAGAACACCACGGGCGTCACGGGCACGGCTGTCACGCTGAACCAGTGCACCGCGGTCAACGCGGCCGGGGCGAAGGCCCTGTCGTTCACGGAGTACTACACTCAGACGGACCCCGCCAATTCGTCCGTCTGGACCCGGGCCAACGCGGCGTCGAACACGTTCACGACCGCGAACACCGCGAACGCGACGGTGTCCTACCGAATCCCGGTCGATCCGGGTTCGCTGGACATCGCCAACAGCTTCAACTGTGTGCAGGTGGGGCTCGGCGATGCCACGAACGCGACGGTTTGCGCCGTCGTGACGGTTGCGTCCAAGTACAGCGGCAACGTGGCCGCCCAGCCGAATCTCATGAGCAACTGATCATGCTTTACGTGGTCGACGAGTCGCGCCCGCATCTCGGCGGTTCGATCGAGGGAGGCGACTCTCGCACTTTTTGTCCCGACCTCTGGACGTGGCTGATCGACCGTGGCCGCGTCCGGACGGTCTATGACGTCGGCTGTGCGGAGGGCCAGGCTATGGACTGGTTCGCCGCGAACGGCTGCAAGGTGACGGGACTGGACGGCCTCCCGGGCTGCCAGTCCCGCGCCGGGACCTTCATCGAGCACGACCTTTCGACCGGCGGCTATCCGCTCGAAGGGATCGACCTCGTGTGGTGCTCCGAGGTGGTGGAGCACATCGAGGAGCAGTACCTCGATCACCTGCTTTCGACGATCACCTGCGGCCGCATCCTGGCCATGAACCACGCCATCCCGGGCCAGGACGGATGGCACCACGTCAACTGCCAGAACTCGCAATACTGGATCGACCACATCCAGGCGCGAGGCATGAAATTCATGTTCGATCACACCATGTACGCCCGCCACATCTCGCCGGGGACGTTCTTCGGCCAGACCGGGCTCATCTTCTGCCGCTGAACACATGCTAGAACGACCCAGCGTCGTGCTCGGGCTACCGCACTACGGCGACGTCTCCGCCGGTGCGATGGCCCGATTCATCCAGCACGAGACGCGCAGCATCGAGAGCGTGACGGGCGTCCGTTCGCAGACGTCCTGCACGCCCCGGGCGTTCAACGAGTGCCTCATCCACGGCCTGAACCTGCGCGACGAGGGCAAGGCGACCCACTTCGCGATGATCCACTCGGACGTGGAACCGCTCTACCCGAACTGGCTGGACGTCCTGTACGACCGCATGAGGGCGTTCCGGCTGGACCTGGTCGCGGCCGTCATTCCGATCAAGGACCCGCAGCCCTGGCGCACCAGCACAGCCATCGGCAAGATCGAGCAGCCGTGGCATCCGGATCGGTTCATCCGGATCGACGACCGGGCGAAGTACCCGGAAACGATCTTTCCGGAGGACGTCTGCGGCGAAGGCGAGGAACTCCTCGTCAACACCGGGCTCTGGCTCGCGGACCTGCGTGCCAAGTTCTGGGACACGTTCCCGGGCTTCGAGTTCAAGAATCGCATCACGCGGGACTCGGACGGGACGCGGATCGAGCAGTTCCGGCCCGAGGATTGGGAACTGTCCCGCCACCTTCGCCGCTGCGGAGCCCGCTACGCGGCGACCTGGGCGGTGCCGGTGAAGCACTACGGCCACGGCGAGTGGTCGAGCCACTGATCCCCATGCCCCACCCGACGCTCCTCCTTCTCGGCCTGACACCCTGGCGCGGAGACTTCGAGCACATGGCCAGCACCGTCCTGATCTATGACCAGCGGCAGGGTACGTATTACAGTTCGCCACTCGAAGTCCCGCCGACCGCCGACGCTGCGGAGATCCGCGTGATAGGGCTCTCTCAGGATCAACTCAAGGATCTAAACGTCGTCATCACGATCGGCTTCGACGTGAGCGGCGACTTCGCGGGCGTCCCGCGTGGCCGGTCATTGGACGGGTTCACGTTCTCGCTTTTGAGCCGCGACGGCATCAACCCGCCCGAGCCGGGGCAACCGATCGCCACCGTGAGCAGTGACGGCGGGCTCCCGCGGGCAACCACGAATCTCCCCGTCTGGGTCGGCGGCGAGCGATACCGTCTCGACCTCTCAGGCCGCGACATCGGCGGCGCCTGCAACCATTTCGTGGTCTCGATGCCCGGGGCGATGGCCGCCCGATTCACGATTTTGACCGTCGCATGAATCCCAACCTGATCGACCCCGAGGATTGGGAACTGTCCCGCCACCTTCGCCGCTGCGGAGCCCGCTACGCGGCGACCTGGGCGGTGCCGGTGAAGCACTACGGCCACGGCGAGTGGTCGAGCCACTGATCCCCATGCCCCACCCGACGCTCCTCCTTCTCGGCCTGACACCCTGGCGCGGAGACTTCGAGCACATGGCCAGCACCGTCCTGATCTATGACCAGCGGCAGGGTACGCACTACAGTTCCGCGTTGGAGGTCCCGCCGACGGCCGACGCCATCGAGGTCCGCGTGACGGGGCTCTCGCAGGAGCAGCTCCAGGACCCGTCCGTGGCCATCCGGTTCGGCCTCGACGTGAGCGGCGACGGCGGGAACTGGATCAACCGCATCAATGACAACGAGGTCGGCGGCCCCGAACGCCTGCCCAAGCCGCCGGCCACGCTGGTCCCCGATTTCGTGTTCGTCTCGCAACTGGAATTTGGCGACACCAGGCCCCGGTTCGTGCGGGCATGGGCCGAGACTAAGGGGCTCCTCAGTTACGGCCTGCGGATCGACTTCCAGGCCGGGGGCTCGTCCGTCTGATGGCGATTGCACACGTCAAGGATGCGACCGCGGCGGCTTATGGGCCGTCCACCACGCAGACCATCTCGCTCAACAGCGTGGGGTCTGGCAACTGCCTCGTTTGCTGCGTGGCGGGCTACTACCACGAGGTCACGTCGATCAAGGATGCCGCCCTCAACGCCTTCACGCAGGGCGTGCGGGCGTCGTCGAGCGGCGGCTGGGTCGAAATCTGGTATCTGCTGAATGCGGCCGGCGGCAACATGGATATCACCGTCACGACCCCATCCGGCACATATCAAACCCTGTTCCTGGCCGAATTCTCGGGCGTCGACACAGCGGGCCAGCCCCGCACCACGGGGACGGGCACGCTGGGCAGCACGGCGGCCTCGACCCTGAGCACGGGCTCGCTCACCACGACCTCGGGCGACCTGATCGTTACCGCGCTCAGCCTCACCGCATCCGGCGGCACATTGACCTGGAATTCGGGCGAGACCACCGCCGGGAACCAGATGAACGCGGGCGGCAACGAAAGCGGCGCGATGGGCTGGATACTCTCGTCCGGCGGTTCGGCCGCGCGCCAGGCGTCGTGGACGAGTGCCTCGTCCTTCGCCGCACTGGCCGCCGTCGCGCTCAAGCCGGCCGCGGTCTCGGCATCCACCGCCCACAACCTCCTCCTCCTCGGCTGCGGGACCTGACGCATGGCTGACAACATCGACGTGACCCCAGGCTCCGGGCGAACGATCGCCACCGATCAGATTGCGGGCGTCGACTACCCGCGCGGCAAGGTCGGGTTCGGTGTCGACGGCTCGTATGTGGATGCCAGCGCTTCCAACCCCCTGCCCGTGACGGCGCTCTCGGCCACGATCAGCGGGGCATTGCCGGCGGGGTCCAACACCCTCGGTGCGGTGTCGCTCGTCGGCACATCGGCCATCAGCGGCACGATCACTGCCAACGCCGGATCGGGCACGTTCGCGGTCTCTGCCGCCAGCCTGCCGTTGCCGACCGGGGCCTCGACTGAGACGACGCTATCCTCGCTCAACGGCAAGGTGACGGCGTGTGATACCGCTCACGTCACGATCAGCGGAGCCTTGCCGGCCGGTAGCGCGACGATCGGCGCCGTGACGGTCAGCGGCACGCCCTCCGTGAGCCTCAGCGGCACGTCGGCCGTGAACGTGAGCCAGGTAGGCGGGTCGGGCATCTCGCTCGGCCAGGCCGTGGCGGGGTCCTCGATCCCGGTAGTGCTGCCATCGGCCCAGATCACGACGCTGACCCCGCCAACGACCGTCACGATTGGCGGCAGCCTGCCCGCCGGTAGTAACACGATCGGCACCGTGGCCGTCTCCAGCCTGCCGGCCCTGACGAGCGGGTCCAACACCATCGGCGCCGTCAACGCGGTGCAGAGCGGCACCTGGACGGTGCAGCCCGGCAACACGGCCAATACCACGGCGTGGCTCGTGTCGCCCCAGGCCGCCACGGCGGGCGGCGCGTCGATCAGTAAGACGATCAGCGCGGCCAGCACCAACGGGACGAACGTCAAGGGCTCGGCTGGCCTGCTCTACGCGATCCTCGTGAGCAACGTCAACGCTGCGGTGCGTTACCTGAAACTGTACGACAAGGCGACCACGCCGACAGTCGGCACGGATACGCCGGTCCTCACGATGCTGGTCCCGCCCAGTAATGGCGGTTTCGTGATCCAGTTCCCGGTGGGGATCACGTTCTCGAATGGGATCGGGTTCGGTCTCACGACCGGCGTGGCCGACAACGATACGGGGGCCGTCAGTGCCTCCGAGCACGTCGTCAATCTCATCTACAAATGAGCGTCGTTCAGCAGTACATCGGCCCGTTCGGGTGGTCGTTCTGGTTCACGGGCGAGGGCACGCCGCCCGCCACGCGGGCGTTCCCGACCCGCTTTCAGGTTCTCGTGTCCGCGCTGCCCGGCAAGGTGGACGCCACGCGATCCGCAACAGAGCCGAAGCCCGGCAAGGTCGATCCCTCCCGAACCACGGTGAGTGACCTCTGACATGGCCAGCATCGGCACGCAATCGCTGGGCGCGGCCCGTGATTATCGGATCACGCTGTCCGACGTGGACGACAACACGCCCACGGGCTTCACGGGCTCCGAGACGTTCTCGGTCAAGCTCTGGCCGGGCGACACCTACGCGCCGGTGTGGAGCAGCACGAGCGCGGTGACGTGGGTCTCGGTCGGCTACACGCTCAAGCTGAGCGTGCCGAAGTTGTCGGCCACGGTCGACCCGGCCAGCTATTATGTGCAAATCTGGATCAATCCGGGCACCGATGATGTGGTGGTGCTGGACGAGGGCACGACCCTCACCCTCACCGCGGCACCGGGCGCGACGGAAGCCGACCGCACCTATTGCGACCTATCCGACGTGCGTGATCATTGCCCGTGGATCGACCGCGTGATCGAGGCCGATCCCAGCCTGTGCGCCGACCTGGCCGACCAGCGGGCGCGTGCTACGCGGTGGGTGGACGAGACGGTCATGGCTCGCGCAAGGGCGATCCTGGAGGACCAGCAGCGACGACACGACCCGGTGTTGACCGTCACGCCGATCGAGCCCACTACGGGCGTGGATATGGGACCTTGGTGGGGTCCGTCGATCTATCCCGACCTGACGCTCGACCAGCAACTCGACGCCATCCAGGGCTATCTCGACGATGGCGGGCTGACCATCTCCGCTCGCGTCTTGGAGGCGACGGCCCGCTATGCGGCCTACCTGGCGTGCAATGCGGTCCTCACGCCCACGGGCGAGAATCCCTACCGCGAGGCCGCCGGACGTTACCACGCCGAAGCGATGGCCCTCCTGCGTGCCGAGACGCTGAGGTTGGACGACGGGACGTACCTGCTGAACCTAGCCTATTGAGCCCATGCCCGTCACACCCAACATTGCCCGAGCCCAGATCACCATCTCGGGCACGGATTTCGAGCCTCCGACACCCGAATGGCGGTGGGCCACCCCCGAGCAGCGGCGCGGCTACTGGCGATACGTCGCGGTGATGGCGCGGGACGAGGTGTACCGGCAACTCCACAAGGGCATCGGGGCTGACGGGCAGAAGATGGCGGCGCGCAAACGGCCCCGACGCGACCACGCCAACGGCCCGGTGTTGTCGCCGCACTGGTCCGACAGCCGGTTCCGGACGGAGCTGCGTTGGCAGGGCACGCCGGACGGGGCTGTGTTGTGGTGGAAGTCACCCTGGGGCCGCATCGTCGGCTATCACGCGCAGGGCATGGTGCGGGGTGCTCCCGCCCGCAACGTGGTGGGGATCACCCGGCAGGGCCAGGAGCGGATCATCGCCCACGCTCACAAGTGGTGGGCCAGCCAGGTACGTACGGGCCGCATGGGCGCGGGCGCGACGATGCTCGGCAATCTGCCGATGGCCGCCGGTGCCGAGGGGCTGGCCTGGCGACGTTCGCCGCCCCCGCGCAAGCCGGGCGGTTACACGCCGTCGCTCGTGCCACCGCCCCGGTTCGTGCTGTCTTCGGCCTCGCGGGGCCGTGGAGACATCCTCGTCCGGGTGGACCTGGCGAAACTACTGGCCGACACGAAAGAGGATCTCGGCCAGGGCATGCGGCCGAGTTCCTTCGAGGCGGCCCGGCGCGAAGTCGGGACCAACGTGGTGCAGGCCCCGCGGATCGGCGTGACGAAACAGGGCATGGCCACGGTGATCGACGGCCGCCACCGCCTATCGGTCCTGCAGGAGCGGGGCTTGTCGTGGGTGTCGGTGGCCGTGGACCCCGCCGAAGCCCAGGCGATCCGCAACCGCTACGGCATCGCCGAACCCCTGCCGATGGTGCCGCCGCCATTGGTGCCGCCGCCGCAGTTCAGCCGCGTGGACCAGCCCTGGGCCATTATCCAGAAGCTATCCGCATGGTGGAACGCGGCGGGCCGTGGCCGGGTGCGGGACGCGGACATCGGCCGCATCCTCGACCGATTGGACCGGACGCAATCGCTGACCGAGTTACAGGCTGTCGTCGCCCGGTTCGGTGTGCGTGAGGTGCCGGCCACCAAGGTCAAGGCCCTGGAGTTGATCGAGGCCAATCTCCGTGAGCGGCTGAGGTCGATGCAGGCTCCGTGGCTCCGCACTACATGACGCCTACCGGCTGGATGCTCACCCGGGCGTTCGGGTGTTCCTTGCGGGCTTCCTTGGCTCCCTTGCGTGCCTCGGCCTCGTCGAGATAACCGCCCCACGCCTCGACGTGATCCCCTTCGACCACGACGACAACGAAGACGATCATCAACATGGGCTTGACCGTCACCAATCTCGAAGGGCTGACCCGCGTCCGCAAGCGGCTGGAGGCGATCAACCGCCTCGACTTCGGCCCGCTCATGGTCACGGGCGAGTTGATCTTGAAAGAGGACAACGAGCGGCGAGCCCTCGCCGGGCTCGATTGTAACGATGTGAAGATGCCGCCGACAGTGCGGGAGATGCAGACCGGCGAACTCAAATCCACGCTCGCCAGGCTGGAAACCACGCTCAAGAGCGAGACGAAGGCCGGCAAGGCACAGCGAAAGGCCGACGAGAAAGCCCTCAAGGCAGACATCCGTGAGACGCGGAAATGGCAGTCGACATTCCGCAAGGCGAAGGAACACGGGCTCGTGATCGCGGCCGGCGCATCGATCCGCCAGATGGAGCGGGGCATCGCCGCAAAGGCCGCCCTGCGATTCGAGCAGGTGCGATTGAACGAGGCCGAGCAGAACGCGGCGCGGATCAAGAAGGAACTAGACCGCCGGCTCAAGTCGCCGAAGCTCGGCATGGGCACAGGCCCGCCGCTCGCCCCGAACGGTGTGGCCAGTCGGGTCGTCAATCAGACCGAGACGGCCTCGACCCGTTCCGCTCCGTGGGTGTCCTATCTGCGGTGGATCAGTTTCGACGCCGAGAACGGCCTTTCCATCCTCGGCATGCACGCCCATCAGGAAGGCCACTCCTGGCCCTACCCGAAGCGTGACGTGATCTCACACCCGACCCCGACCGCCGTCAGACGGTTCCGCGAAGAACTGCGGCGGTTCGTTCGCGAGAGGATGCGGGCACGCTGATGGACCAACGCATCACCGCTTTCCGCTGGCTCGCCCGCGAGTTGCAAACCTCCGTGCGCGGCGTGAAGTCGTGGCAGGTGTGGGACGGTGACAAGCGTGTCACCGAACTCCCGGCCCTGTCCGAGAGCACCGTCCGGCTCACGCCCATGTTCGAATCCGAATCGCCCGAGGCATCGGACGGCATGGGGCACCCCATCTACCGCGCCCCGGTGCTGGTGACGATCGAGCACCGCGCCAGCGGCCAGCGGGTCGAAGAGGCCGCCCGCACCTGGGAGCGAATCCAGGGCACGCTCGACACGGCCGATCGCGACCTCGTGCTCCGCGGCCGGCGCGCCGGCGTGTCGTGGTGGGAATGGGTCGGGGGCGGCGTCACGGCCGGCGACAACACGTCCTCGGTGGGCCAGGTTCGTCTCGTCATCTACATCACTCGATAGGGGGCCGCATGGCTACCGTGAACAACTGCGTGCTCGTGAGCAAGATCACGTATTCCGACGCTTCCAGCGGGACGGGCGTGGATTCGCTCGTCCAGGTGGCCGCGCCGGTCAACAACCCGGGCACGAGCTACGCCAACGGCACGGGCTCGCTCCAGATCACCAAGCGGGCGGTGGGCACTTTCAGCATCAACGCCACCTCGCTGACGATCAACAGCGCCGGGATCAACTCGGCACAGTTCACTTCGTTCGGCGGCGACACCGCGTTCACGAACATCAAGGCCCTCTACATCGAGAACACCGCCAACGCCAACAGCGGCAAGACGCTGGCGTTCGGAAACGCGGCCTCCAACAGCTTCCAGGGGCCATTGTCCTCGGGCGCCACGCTGGCCGTGCCCCCGGTGGGCTCCACGGGCGTCCCGCTCCTGCTGGCCACCGCCGAGGCGAACGGGTGGAGCACGTCCACCACGTTCAATATCAAGCTCGACGCGGGCGCGAACCTCGTCACCGGAAACCTCGTGATCCTCGGCAACTGACCATAGGAGCCCGCGCACATGGCCACCGACCCTCACTCCTGGCAAACCGCCTATGGCGTCGTCGTCACCGTCGACGGCAAGGCATTCCAGCACACGACCGGCCGTTTTCGGCACACGGTCGCGACGTTCGATACCACCAATGACCAGTCGGCCGGCTGGACCTCGATCGGCGTTGCCGAGCAGGGCATCACGCTGCAGGGCACGATCGCTGTAGACCTCCTGGCGACCAACAAGGTGCCATCCACGCGAGTTTATCTCTCGTTCTCGTTCAATGACGGTGCGAAGACGTACAGCGGGAACGGGTACGTGACGTCGTATTCCGGCGGCTGGGGCGGCAAGGGCGGTTACAGTGCCGAATACGAACTGACCAGCACCGGGGCGGTGACGATCTCCTGACGTGCTGTCACTCGCATTCCCCCGCCCGGCCCGCGTCACGCTGGCGGGGCGAACATACAAGGTGCATCAACTTCGGCTCCGCGACCTGGCCTACCTCGAAGACTGCTGCCGAGGTGGTCCTGCCGGGGAATGGTTGCCGTTGATGCACGCCGAATCCATCGCGGACGCGAGCGACCGCCACGCCGCATTGCGCGCCGCGTACGACGCGATCGAGGCCGGGCCGGATCTGTCCGAGGTCGATTCGGCCAGCGGCCTGATTCTCGTCCTGTGGCTGTCCCTGCGGCGGGGCCAGCGATTCAGCCGGCGCGATGCCGTGGCATTGGCCAACCGGCTGACGTTCGACGAGGTGCGGCTCGTCTGCCGGATCGCGTGGTGGCAAGATCCCCTCGATCAGTGCGCCGCCGCGATCGACCGCGAAATCGGGGCGACGTGGGCACCCTCCCAGCCCGAGAAGGGCGACTGGCCGAAACTGATCGCGGCCGTGGCGCTCGCCACGGGCTGGAGCCTCGACCGGATCGGCAACCTGACGCTGAGTCAGTGGGACGTGATCCGCCGGCACGTCGCCGCGCCCGAAGTGAGCCAGAAACGGCGGCATCCGATCGCCTGCCCGGAGGGGCCGCCGGACGGGTGGGACACGGAGCGGTTCGTCGCCGAGGTCATGTCCAAACGGGCTGCGTTCTGGGCTACGGATTCAGCCAATCCGCCGCCCGATCCTCCTGATTCGAATCCGTCCGCTGGGACGGATGCCCGTCCTGGGCACGACGACGACGCACCGCCGGGGCCGGTCTCCTGACGACGGGCGCGGGCAACAGGGCCTCGATCAGCACGCCGAACGGGCCGAACAGCAATCCCAGCAGGAAGCCCTCGGCGGCCCCTCTGGCCTTCTGCGCGGCCACCCACGCCCCGAGCACCGCACACGCCACCATCGCCGCCAGGCCGATCCACATGATGTCCATCCTGCACCTCCTCATCCGAGCCTAAACCAGCATGGCCGACGAAACCATAGGCTTGCGTCTCGACCTGGAGGGCGGCGCCCAGTACGTGAGCGGTGCGGCCCGCGCCGCCGAGGCGACCACGCGCCTCGACACGTCGATGCAGTCCGTCTCCCGCAACAGCGGGAGGTTCGGGCTGGCTGTCAACGCCGCCGCGCAGGGGCTGGAAGACCTGCAATACGGCGTCGGCGGCGCCATGAACAACCTGTCCCAGATCGCCATGATGATGGGCGCGGGCGGGATGGTGATCGCGGGCGTGACGCTCACCGGGATCGCCATCAGCCAGCTCGTGAAGCATTGGGGCGACCTGATGGAGGTGCTCGGGCAGGGGCACGTCAAGTCGGCCGCCGAAGAGATGAAGGAACTCGAATCGGCCACGTATCAGACGGGCGTCCAGGCCGAACGGCTCCGCGAGTTGAAGGCCGCAGACAAGGCCGAGAAGCGAGAGAAGCGGGACACCGAAGCGGCCGGGAACGTCGAGAGCACGGAGGCGAAGAAGCGCGGGAGCGAGTTCACCAAGCTCGTTTCCGACGCGCTGAAGCCCGGCCAGACGAGCCAGGATTTCATCGACGCATTCGTACAGAAGCGGATCAAGGAGCAGACCCAACGGGGCTTCGCCCCCGACGCGATGGGCCGCGAGTTGATCCGCGACGAGATCAGCACCAAGTTCGGCCGGGCGATGTCCGGCAACACGGATGACGCCTACTTCCTGGAGTTGGAGGCGAAGCAAGACAAGACGGGCATGCTGAAGGGATTCAATGAGCAAGTAGCCGCGGCGAAGCGGAAAGAATCCCTCGAGGACGAACGTAAGATCCGCAAGATGATCGGCCACGCCGAACTGGAGAGCGAGGAACGGCTGGAGAAGCAACGCAAGGACGCGATCATGGAAGAACGGTCCCTGCGAAAGATGATCTCTCATGCCGAGTTCGAATCCGAGAAACGGCAGGACGAGCAGGACACAAAGGGGCTGACCCGCCAGGGGGAGATGAATCAGGCCGATCTCGACATGCCCGACGTGAAGCGGCAGGCCGAGCAGGCCGACGCTCGCCGCAAGCAACGCCAGTACGCCAAGGCCCTGTTCGATTACCAGATGACGACGGCCGGCAAGGGCAGCATGGGCGTCATGAACCGTCAGATGATCCGCCAGCAATGGGAATCGGAACTGGCGTGGAACGGCCAGACGGGGCAGGACGAGATCCAGCGTCAACGCATGCTCAAGGAGTTGGGCCTTTCGAACAAGGGCGCGACCAGCATGAGCATCATGGAACGCCAGATGGCCGCCCGGTTCGGGCCGATGCAGGCATCGCCGAAGGAACAAGAGGCTTACGACAAGCTCATGAAGGCCGGCAACACCTTCGAGAGCGCCGTCAAGAAACTGGCCGATGGCGACGTGAGGATCGTCCTCTGACATGAGCACCGTCGCGCAAGTCGTGGCCGCCGCCCCGTCGTTCTCTCGCCGGGCGAAGGACCCGCACCCGCGCCTCACCGCGCGCCGCAACGTCGGCACCGAGGCGGTGATGGCGTGGTGGTGTGCGGACTCCGAACTCGCCGCTGCGCTCGCGGTGATCGGCGGCACGGTCGAGACACAGGTGATCTTCGGCCGCGCCCTGCAGCGGATCGTCCCGCTGAGGCACCCGACCTACACGTGGCTGATCGCGGACGAGATCCAGGTCGAGGCATCCGGCTGGAATTACGACAAGACGGCCGGCACGACCGCCGAGACCGAGCACAAGATCACCATCACGTTCCGCAGCCCCAACTATGGCACGTCGGGCGACATGCCGTTCGTCGAGTTCAGCGGCAACATCAGCCCCCGCATGGTGCCGACCCCGGCCAGTGCGTACAAGAGCGGCCACCAGCCATATGCCGACGACCCCGAGCAAGCCAACGGGGCCGACTTCACGCTGACATTGCACCAGATGCCCTCGTACAACCTGGGCGACTGGATCGCGGCTGCGAATAGCACGAACTCGCTCCCGTTCATGGGATGCGAGCCCGATACGGTGCTGTACCTCGGTCCGCAGTGGAGCTACTCCCAGCAGCTCGGCGGGACGTCGAGTTACCGCGTGGGCCTGGGCTTCAAGGTGGCGGCCCCCGATCAACTCTGGTCTTACGGCTACCTGAGTGACGGGACGTGGGGCCAGATCCAGAAGCCAGACGGCTCGCCGCGGTATACGCAGGTCGATTTCAATACCTTGTTCGTGGCGTAGCCAATGCCCTTCGACGTCCCCAATCCCGACAAGTATCGTGGCATTGCGTTACGACGATACATCGAGGATCTCTATAAACACCTCTTGCGCAGTCGGCTCGTACAAGGGCCGGGTGTGCTATTCGAGGAAACGCCGGGCGGCATCGTCCTGCGAGCCAGCGTCGGTGGCGTTGGTGTTGCCATCGTGAAGACTACCGGCACCATCACCGCCCGATCCGGCACGACACCCGGCACGGGCAACGCGGTCTTGGTGACGTGGAATGGCTCCGCGCTGGGCACCGGGGCCGCCATCACGCTCAAGAACGTGTCCGCCACGGCCGGCAGCACGGGCAAGTACGGGTTCGCGGTGAGCCTGTTTGGGCTGTACTGGATGGTGTCCCTGGAGTGCTGATATGCCGTTCGGCACTCTCGCCCTGAAGTGCGATTGTTGCACGCCGTGCGATTGCCGCGTGTGCCTCACGGTCCAGGGTTGCGGCACCGGCATCACCGCCGACTTCGGCGTCTACACCTCGGCCGGCTGCACAGGCTCGCCGATCGCCACGGGCAGCTATGACGGCTCCACCCCGACGTGCGTCTGTGTGCCCGCGTCTGGGCTGTACTACGTCCAGGTGACGCCCACGGGGGCCGCATCGGGCGTCTACCGGCCGCACTGTTTTTTGCTCGACGTGACCGACGACGATTGCGCGGGCGAGAAGGACGTCACGTTCAACCTCTGGCCCTACAAGTATGGGGTGACGGTCAAGGTCGGCGGCAGGCCCGTATTCAGTGCGGGAGGCTGCAAAGATGAATACGGAGAGATTTCCGACATCTACTCCTGCTACTGCGGCGTAGAAGGCGCGACGGTGCGTTGGCAAGATGGCGTCAATGACCTCAGCGCGACGACGGACGCCGATGGTTACGTGGCCTTCTCGGACATCGACACCCCAGACGCTGGGGCAGGCTACACCATTACCGTAAGTGATCTCGATTGTGGCTATGACCTCCCGGCCACGTTCACCGGCACGCTAGGGGTTGGCGACTTCTGCCCGAGCACGCAGAAGCTCGTGACGCTCGATCCGGCGAGCGGCTTCGAGTACATGGAAGCCTGTACGCACCCGCTCCCGACCACGCTCTATCTCGACATCTACGGCGGCACGACCACACTATCTTACGCCGGGTACAGTTACGTATTCAGCCGCGAGACGTGGGAGGGATGCACCGGAATCACCTGCTCGTCCCGGATCATGCCGGTGACGTGCACGTTCGACGAACCCCAGCCGCCGGAAGACTATTACCGCTATCAGATCAGCTCGGGGACCGTGTATCTCAAGTTTCGGCTGTACGTCGCCGGAATTCCGGATGAGTTCGGCCAGCCGTGCACGTCGGACGTCACGTACCGACTCGAAGTCTACGGAGTAACCGCATCGCCGCTGTGTACGCCCGACGGCGTGGAGCGACTGGCCGCCAAGACGTGGCGGTTCCTCGGCGGCTCCCCGAGTAACCCGGCGAACTGGGTACAGGACACCTGGGACTGCTCCAACGTCCCATCGGCAGGCGGGGTGACGGTGGCCCTGGACTCGGGGACATGGACGGACTTCTGTACCTGCGGCGGCTTCTCGATAGACGGCTCGGTCGGTTCGGCCGATGGCATCCCGTGCGCGGCTGACGACTATACCCTACGGTACTGACGATGCCGCAACCCTCGTTGCTCGACCTGGCCGGCATCACCGAGGCCGAGTACTACGCTTCGCTTCGCCGAGGCCCCGCCACGTCGCCCACACGCCCCGCAGACGCATCCCCGCCGGCTCCCGTCCCGATCCCGCAACCACGCCGCACGGAGGCCGAATACGCCCCCTGGCGGGCCGTGGCGCGTGCCTGCCCGTGGCGCGTGGCGCTGACCGGCGACATGGCCCTGGCCTACCGCTCCTGCCAGTGCAAGGAGCCAGCCGATTGCCTGCTGGGGCGGGCCACCGTGCGGCCGTGGGTGGGGCTGGATACGGAGTGTCGGGCCTGCGTGGAGGCGGGTGGGCCACCGCCGAAGGAAGCGGATTTCGCTTGATCCCGGCCCGCTAGACGATAGGCTGGAGGAACTGAACAGCCGTACATTTGACAGCCGGGGTATTGCCGTCCGGTGGCCGCGTCGCTACCTTGGCGATGCATCCGGCACACATTCAGCGATGAGGCTAACTAGATGGATCGCGCCTTGCGTCTCGTAGGCCACGAGTGCCCACCGGCAACGTTGTTGTTGGATGTCCCGGAGGCCGGGAGATACCGGCTCCGAATCTACATCGAAAGCGTGTACTGGCACACGCCCGAGCATGCGAGGCCGCAGAATGCCTATCGCGTGCCCGGAGTCGGAATCGTGACGATCGAGACCGAGGATCAGGCCGGTTCCTTGCCGCCCTTGCCTTTCGACGGAGGCAGGGGCGTCACGCCCGGCCCGGTGATGCGCGGCGATGTGTCGCGAGATGCCGCTTTCTGCTGAGGTGCTGGCGCGGCAACCAGGAGCGATTCCAGGCGCGGGAGGTAGGTGGCCAGCACCTCCTCCTGCGTCGCCGCGTCCTGTTCGTTCAGCCACATCACGGCGGCGTTGATATAGGCTTCCTTGCCAACGCGGCGGCCACGGAACCGCACGCGCCCGGCCCGGTGCATCCTGCCGACCGAGTCGCACATCGCATCCCACACCGCGAGCACGGTGCGGGCAGTCATCTTCCACTCGTTGTCGAGTCGTCGGTGCTTGGCCATGTCGGCCATTTTTTCCTGAGTCGCAAGCATTGTCCACCTCACTGGTTGCGGACGTTCTCCGAAAAAAAACGTTCGAACGTTCGAACATAGTGCTTGCTTCGCCCGAAGGACTTGCTAGACTCCTGTTGTCGAACGTTCGAACTAACCGAGGAACGACGGAGGGCCGGATGGCTCGCAAACGCAAGACGAAGGGCGAGCCGAAGCGGATCGTGGGATTCAAGCTCACCCTGGCCGTCACCCAGCGCATCAAGCGTGAGGCGGCCGAACGCAACCTGTGGCCGGCGCACGTGGTGGAGGAGATGGCCCGAGAACGCTACGGGCTCTCCCAGCAATCCGCCTAGCCGCCAATTCGCCCGCAACAGTCGGGCCTTCGCAAAAAAAATTAGGACGTGTCTTTTTGCCAACCAACCAATACCCGCCGCATCGGCGGGCCGGATCGGGGTGCGCCATGACCTGGCTCGATTGGATGGCCGTGTTGGCGGCGCTGGCCCTGATCACGGGGCTGGTGATCGAGACCTGTTACCACGACGACCCCTGCGAGGAGGCGTGAGAATGGCTGAGTACACGGTCAGTTATCACCAGAAAACCTACGGCGAGGGCATCCACGTCTATCGCCGTGAGTCCCTCGGGGACACACACGAGGACCAGTTGATTCGCCGGTTCGCCCTGGACGAGTTCAAGCACGCTTCGGCTCTGCTGAAGTCGCTCCAGGAGTCCGAGCCCCGCGCCAGGGTGCGGGCCGAGCTGGTCAACCTCGTCCACAAGACCGTGGACCTCGACGTGCTCAACGATGCCCTGGCGATCCTCAGCGGCCGGGAGAAGCTCATCCCCTACGGGCCGCTCGGCAAGCCCGACCGCCCGTACCGCACGGCAAACCCCGACCTCGCCACCGTCCCCGCCGCCGCACACGCGGCCCTCGACGAGCGCTTCGGCGGCGACACGATCGTCACCGATGACGAGGAGGTGGCGTGATGGCCGGATATTCCCCCTTGCCGTGGGTCTGGGACAGCAGCAAGGACGAACTGTATTCGTCCGTGTCCAACCTCGTCATTGCCCGTTTCCTGGAAGACGCGGACGCCGCATTCATCGCTCAAGCTTGCAACGCCCACGATGACCTGCTTGCGGCGTGCGAGGCTGCCAGGGAATTCGTCCGCGACATCTCGCCGGACGGCCACCCGGAAGATCTCAGCGAAGCTGATTTCAGCCAAATGGCCGACATGCTCGACGCCGCCATCGCCAAGGCCCGCGGCGAGGAGGCCACCCCATGAAGGTCCGCAACACCACCCGCCGCAAGCGCGTCCGCACGGCCAACCACAAACGCTCGCTGTCGCACCTGCTGCCCACGCGGCGGCAGGGATCGAGCAACACCCCGACCGCCACCATCACGACCAACCACCAAGAGGAGTCCGAATCGTGTCCGCAGGAACGGCGGTGATGCGGTTCCGCGAGTTTACGCCCCGTACCGAGGTCGCGATCCCGACCCTCGACGGCGTGTTCTCGATGAGCGTGGAGGACGTCAAGCGTTGGATTCACCCCAACGCGCCCGACGCCGAATGCTTCAAGTTCTTGATGACGTGCAAGCTCGCCGGGGTCAACCCGTTCATCGGCGAGGCCCATCTCGTGTCCTATGGAGACCGCTGGGGCACGATCATCGACAAGAGCGGCTATCTGCGGCGGGCGCAGGCCCACCCCGCGTACGACGGGCATCAGGCCGGCATCGTGGCTCGCCCGTGGGACGCGGCGGCCAGGAAGTTCACCGGCCCTCCGGTCGAGATCGAGGGCACGATCGTCCCGCACGATCACCTGTTGATCGGTGGGTGGGCCAGGGTGCTGCGGCGGGATCGCAAGGTCCCGACCTACGCCAGCGTCAGCGTCCAGGAGTACGGCAAGCAGTCCGGCACCTGGAAGCAAATCCCCTGCACGATGATCCGCAAGACGGCGTTGGTGCAGGCGCTGAGGGAATCGGGCCTCATCACGCCGGGCTGGAACGACCCCGCCGAGATGCCGATCGAGCCCGGCCCGATGCGAGCCGAGGTCATCCCCGACGCTAACCGCCCGCTCGACCTGGACGCGGCGTACGCACCGGTGCAGGACGCGAGCTGTCCGCCCGACGTGCTCGCGGCGATCGAAGCCGCCCGCGCCGAACTCGGCATCCCCGAGGACTCCGAAGCCTGGCGGGCGGCCCTCGCGAAGCGTGGCGTGGCCCACGTCGCCGAGATGTCCGCGTTCGAAGGCTACGCCCTCCTGGCCAATCTTCGATCGCACCTTCCGGGGCCGATCGACGAAGCCGCGCCGGCCACGCCGGAAGCGGTTCCCGAAGTCGCCTGACGTTCGCTCGTTCGTTCATCACTCACTCCAACCAACAGGACACGAGACGTGGAAGACTACACGGCACAGGACCGGGTCCAGGAACAGGATTTCGAGGACTACCAGTTCGCCGGCTACGCCCCCGAGCGGACGGCCGACGAGATCGAGCAGGATCGCGGCTGGAAGTCGCCCCCGCCCGGCGAGCACGAGTTCATCGTCAAGGGGTTTGCGAAGGCCCCCCAGCCGCAGGCCAGGAAGGGGTATCTCGCTGGCCAGGAGGTGCAGTGGACCGCCTACAGCGTGGGCGTCCGGCTGGCCCTCGCGAGCGACCCGTCTTGCACGGTCATCGACTACTTCGACCTCCCGCCGCAGAGCCCGCAAGAGCAGATCAGTTATCTGCACGCGAGCAAGAACCCCGACGGGAAGAATCCCGGCTTCATGGCCGAGAAGTTCGGGCATTTCGTCGCCCGGCTCGGATTCCCGTTCGCGAAGGGCCAGCCGATCCCCATCGAGGCCCGCACGCTCAAGAACTGGAAGGGCCGGCGGATCGTCGCCACGGTCGAGCTGCAGGACAGCAAGGATCCCGTGACGGGCGGGCCGAAGCTCAACCCGGCCACAGGCGAGCCCTACCCGCCGAAGGCCGCGGTAAAACTGTTCAGTTACCGCAGCAGCCCGAACCAGTTCACCACGATCGGCACGCCCCCGGCGGCCATGCCGCAGCACGCCGCGACGGTGCAGGCAGCGCCCCAGCACCCGCAGGCCGCGGTCATGGCGCCGAACAAACTCGAAGCCCTGCGGGGCATGCTCTGAGACCGCGCCCCCGGCCGAGTCTGGCGGCTGCACAGCACCCCGGTTCGACCCCGGGGCGGGGGCTTCCCTGACGGGATGCGGATACGGATTCGGACACGACATCGGCACTTACTGAGGGCGTGGACATGGAGACTCTGGACGGGACGATCACGAGAGTGGTCCATCACAAGGCCAGCAAGTACAACCCGAGCGGCACGCCGTTCCTGATCGCCCGGCTGGACTCAGGCTCGTCCATCGCGGGCGAGATGAGGAAGCCGGTCGAGGGCGCCGCTTACCGCTTCTGGGGCGAGTGGGAACCCGGCAAGAACGGATATCCGCCGACATTTCGCTTCACGTCGTTCGAACCCGTGGTCGAGCGATCGGCCAGCGGGGCGGAACAGTACCTCGCGGCGCACGTCGAGGGCGTCGGCCGGGCGAAGGCGTCCGCACTGGCCGACCACTTCGGGGCCGACACGCTCGACGTGCTGAGGACCGAGCCCGACCGGGCGCTCGAAGTGCGGGGGATCAACGAACGCATCGTGGAAGCGATCCGCGAGCACTTCACCGAGGCGACCCTCGACCCCGTGGCCTACGCGAAGGTGGTGGACCTGCTCTCGAAGGGCGGCCACAAGGTGCCGCGGAAGGTGGTCAAGGCCCTGCTGCGGGACTTCGGTTCCGATGCCCCGCGGCTGATCGTCGAGAACCCATACATCCTGTGCGCCTACCCGGGCGTGGGGTGGAAGACGGCCGATTCGTTCGCCCTGGGCACGGCCAAGTATGCCGCGAACGGGATCGAGCGGCAGAAAGCCGCCATCGTCGAGGCCATCACCGCGATCACGAACGAAGGCCACACGTTCGCGACACGCCCCGAGATCCAGGCCGCCGCCTATCGCCTGATTCAGATGGAGCCGACGTTCGAAGCCTGGCGGCTCCTGCTGCTCGACAAGGATATCGAGGGCGACGGCACGCGGTACTCGACGCCGGCACTGTGGCACGCCGAAGCCTACGTCGCGGATCGGTTGGCCACGCTGGCGGCCGAGGCCCAGCCCCTGCCGATCGCCCTCGACCCGACCGGGCTGGCCGACGACCAGGCCGCCGCGCTGGCGACGATCCAGGACAACGGCGTGGCCCTGCTGATCGGGCCTCCGGGCACGGGCAAGAGCTACACCGTGGCCCGCGTGGTCAAGCCGCTGGCCAACGCCGGGCTGTCCGTACGGGTCGTCGCCCCGACCGGCAAGGCCGCGAAGCGGGCCGCCGAGCTGCTGGCCGGCGCGGGCGTCGATGCCGAGATCGTGCCCTCGACCACCATCCACAAGGCCCTCGGGACGGTGATGAGTAGCGAGGATGACGCCGGGCCGTCGCAAGCCGAGGCCAAGCACGGGCGGGGCCGCGAATCGTTCGGATTCGTGCACGGCGAGGCCGAGCCCTGGCCGGAAGACGTGATCGTGGTGGACGAGACGTCGATGGTCGATGTGCGGCTGGCCGCCGCGCTGCTGGCCGCCGTCGCCCCCGGCTCGCGGGTGCTGTTCGTCGGAGACGAGAACCAGCTCCCCAGCGTGGGGCCGGGCAGCGTGCTCCGCGACATGATCCGCGGGGGCATCCCGACGGCCAGCCTCACCGCGATCAAGCGGAGCGACGGCGGCGGGCGGGTCGTCAAGGCATGCCACGCCATCAAGGATGGCCGCGAACCCCAGCCGGCAACCGCCCTCGCCCCGCCGACCGAGAACTGGCTCCACATCGAGGAGGACGACCCCCAGCGGATCGCGGACCTGATCGTGGACCTGCACCGGCAGGCCAGCGAGCGAGACCCCTACTGGGATTTCCAGGTGGTCTCGGCGCAGAAGGGTAAGCACCCGTTCGCGTGTGATGCGTTGAATCGCAAGCTCTCCGAACTGCTCAATCCGTCATTCCCCCCGGGCGCACCGATCGACGAACGCGAGCCGTTCCGCCCCGGCGACAAGGTGATCCGGCTCAAGAACGGGACCGCCGAGACGCTCTTGACCGTCCCGCCAGCCGGGGGCCGGGGCGACTGGGAATTCCAGGGCATCCGTTACCTGATCGGCGAGAAAGCCGTGATCGTCAACGGCGACATGGGGACCGTGCAGGGCATCCAGATCGACGGCGACAAATCGTGGGTCGTCGTGCGGTTCCGCGATCCCTACCGGCTGTGCCGCCTGCCCTACGGCGACCACAACCTCGCGCAAGCCTACGCCGTCACCGTCCACAAGGCCCAGGGCAGCGGGTTCCCGGTGGTGATCGTCCCGTGCCACGGGTCGTTCTTCTTCGACCAGCGATCCGGGGCCGGGCTGTGGTGCCGCGAACTGTTCTACACCGCGATCAGCCGCGCCGAACAGGTGCTCGTCACGGTGGGCCAGTGGGCGGCGATCCGCACGGCGATCGGGCGCCAGACCGTCCACCGCCGCCGGACGCGGCTGGCCGGCCTCTTGAAGCCCGAAGCCCAGCCCGCGCCAGCCGCCGCCGTCCCGACCTTCGAGCCGTCGTTTGCAACCATCCCCGCCGAATACGAGGTCTGACCCGTGGCCGACTCCGCAACCCTGATCGACGTCCAGGAACCGCCCGCCGAACCGAAGGTCGTCACATCGCCCTTCACGGTGTTGATCGACACTCGCGAGCAACGCCCCTACACGTTCGAGGGGCTGACCGCGAACGCCGACCAGGGGTACGCCCCCATCGTCGTGCCGACCGTGCGGGGCACGCTGCAGACGGGCGACTACTCGATCCGGGGGCTGGGTGAACTGGTCGTCGTGGAGCGCAAGAGCAAGGAAGACCTGTATTCGTCGATCGGCCAGCGGCGGGAGAACTTCGAGCAACGGATGCGGCGGCTGTGCCTGGACCACTCCGTGGCCGCCGTCGTGGTGGAGGCACAGCTCGACGAACTGCTGATGGCCCCGCCGCCGCACTCCCACCTGCACCCCAAGGCCCTGAACCGCACGATTCTCTCGTGGATGGTCCGCTGGCCCCGCGTCCACTGGATCTTGTGCCCGGGGCGGGCCGTCGCCGAGGCCGTCACCTACCGCTTCCTCGAGCGGTTCTGGCACGCCTGGCAGGGTGGCCAGTGGTTCGACGCCGAACGCTACGCCGAAGAACTGGCCGCACTGGAAGCGAGGAAGGGCGAGCCGTGAACGACACCGCCCAGCAACCCCCGTGGACCGCCCCCGTCGGCAGCCCCGCACCCGCACACGAGACCGCGCTCCGTGCCCTGCAGGCCGGCTTGTGGCCCGTGGCGATCGAGCCGTCCGGCAAGAGCCCCGTCCGCATCAAAGGATGGGGGGCCGTCCGACCGACCCCCGCCGGCCTCGCGGGCATCTACCACGCCAATCCCGGCGCGGGCGTCGGGCTGTGCCTCGGACCAGGCCGCGGGCCGAACGGGGCATGGCTGATCGACGTCGAGGGCGACGGACCATTGGCCGACGAGTCGCGGGAGCGGCTTTTTGGCAACCCTCTTGACAGTGGAAACGCTTCAAAGCGTAGCGACACAGAATCGGAAACCCTTGGAAATCCAGAGGAAAAGCGTAGCGAAAGTGCTTCCGAGTGTAGCGACACCGTAGGCTGGCAGTCGGCCAGGGGCAGTCACTGGCTCTACACCGTGGACCCGGATCGGTTCGCCGCGGTGCTGGCCAGGCTGGCGGGCGCCGAACGGCGGGACAAGCCCGGCGTGTACCACCTGGCCGCCTACCCGGATTTGGAACTCCGTTGCGGCGGCAAGAAGCCGAGCGGCCACGCCAAGCAACTGCAGAGTGTCATCCCGCCGACGCCCGCCACCGATGGCCAGCCCCGGCGATGGATCGGCGGGCCAGTGATCCAGTCTGCCCCCGAGGGGTTCTATCGGGCGTTGGAAGCGGCGGCAGAGCAACCGCAAGCAACATCAAGCAAAATCAAGGAAACGCAAGCAAATGCAAGGAACGCCCCCGACCGTGACAGCCTGATCCGCCGCGCCGAAGCCTACGTCGAACGCATGCCGCCGGCCATCAGTGGGCAGGGCGGCCACGACGCGACGTTCGCCGCGGCCAGTGCCCTCGTCAACGGGTTCGGCCTCAGCATCGCCGAAGCCCGCCCGGTCCTCGCCCGCTACAACCTGCGATGCCAGCCGCCGTGGTCCGATGCCGACCTCGAACACAAGCTCGCCGACGCCGAGACCAACCCCCGCAACCAGCCTCGCGGCTACCTCGCCACGGCGGGGGCCGGCTCCAACGGCAACGGCCACGTTCTGCCACGTTCTGCCACGTTCTGCCACGATGAAGGTTGGCGGTTCGCCCTCGGCCTCGACCCCCAGGCCGGGCGGGACGGACGCGGCGGTACCGACCTGGACGCCGAACTGGCCAACCACCACCGCACCGACATGGGCAACGCCGAACGGCTCGTCGCCCGGCACGGCCACGACCTCCGGTACTGCCACCCGTGGGCCAAGTGGCTCGCGTGGGACGGCCGCCGCTGGAAGGTCGACGACACCGCCGAGGTGTACCGCCGGGCGAAGCTGACCGCACGGTACATGCTGGCCGAGGCCGGAACCGTGGCCGAACGGGAGGACCGCGACGAACTCGTGAAGTGGTCGTTCAAATCGGAGGGCAAGGGCAAGCTCGAAGCAATGGCCGCCCTGGCATCGTCCGAGCCCGGCATCCCGATCCTGCCCGACCTCCTCGACCGCGACCCGTGGCTCCTCAACTGCCCGAATGGCGTGCTCGACCTTCGCACGGGCGAGATCAAGCCGCACCGGCGAGAGGACCATATCACCAAGCTCTGCCCGACGCCGTACGACCCCGACGCCGAATGCCCGCTCTGGGAGGCGACCCTACGCCTGTTCCTCGACGACAACGAGCGGCTGATCGCCTATATGCAGCGGCTGGCCGGCTACTGCCTGACCGGCGTCGTCCGCGAGCACGCCCTCAACGTCGCCTACGGCACCGGGGCCAACGGCAAGAGCACCATCCTGGGCACGCTCCTGGACGTGATCGGGACCGACTACGCGATCAAGGCCCCGCCGGACCTCCTCATGGCCAGGACGCACGAGGCCCACCCGACCGACCGGGCCGACCTGTTCGGCCGACGGCTGGTCGTCGTCATCGAGACCGCAGAGGGCCGCCGGCTCAACGAGTCCCTCGTGAAAGAATTGACCGGCGGCGACCGCATCAGAGCCCGACGTATGCGGGAAGACTTCTGGGAATTCTCGCCCACCCACAAACTCATCATGGCCACCAACCACAAGCCGGTGGTGCGCGGCACCGACCACGGGATCTGGCGACGGATGGCCCTGATCCCCTTCGAGGTCACGGTCGGACCAGACAAGGCCGACCCGTCCATGCCCGACCGGCTCCGGGAGGAATGGCCCGGAATCCTCGCATGGGCCGTCCGCGGGTGCGCCGCATGGCAGGCCATCGGGCTCCAGCCTCCCGACGAAATTAAGCAGGCCACCGCGGCCTATCGGGAGCTGGAAGACGTCCTTGGCGAGTTCATGGAAGAGCATTGCGTGACAGGAGATTCCGCTTTCAGGGTCAGGTCCTCGGATTTGTACGCTCGCTATCGAATTTGGACGGACAGATCGGGCGAGACGCCGATCAGCCAAAAGCGCTTCAGCATGACCGTTTTGGAAAGGGGGTTCCATCTCGTCAGGAACAGCGGAAGTTGGTTCGTGGGAATCGGGTTGCGTCCAGATTCGGGGGAAGTTGCCGAGGCGGCTTGCGCAGCCGGATTCCAGGAATGAAACGGATGAGTGCGGACAGATGCTGCGCCAACAAGGTATCGCCAAGGCGCACCCCGCGCGCACACAGCGTTAACCGGGAAAACGCCCGAATCTGCCCGTTCTGTCCGTAGCCCAAATCGCAATCTTTTGATGTAAGCCTGATTAGGCTTACTTGGGCGTCCGACACACCCGGATGGCCCACCCGACACCCACGAAGGCAAGGCGACACCCTGACCACGAAGGAAAGGAGCGAGGAAGCGTGCTCGTACTGAACCGTAAGCCAGGCCAGGCCGTGGTGATCGACGGCCGAATCCTGTTGGTCGTCCAGAAGTCCAGCGCCGGCAGCGTCAAGCTCGCATTCGAGGCGCCCGAGGACGTGACGATCCACCGCGAAGAGGTGTACCAGGAGATCCAGGACGAACTTAGGCGGCAGCAGTAGCAAGGGGGGCGATGAACGATGGGCAGGCAAACGAGCATCCTGATCGGCCGGGCGTGCGAGGGGGTTTACAGTTCGGGAGAGGTGGCCCACGTCCTCGACTGCTCGTCCGCGATGGCCGCACAGTGGATGGACGGCCAGCAGACCGGCGTGTTTCGGCTGGGGACGTCCAACCGGCCCGGGGCACGTCGGATCACCCGCGAAGCCTTGCTGGCCTACATCGAGGCGATCCCGTACGCCTGGGAACGCGAGCGGCGGCACCGCAAGCTTGCCGAGGTCCACGAACACCGAGAGCAGTACCGCAAGCCCAAGGCAGGAGGTGCCGCATGAGGACCGCAACGGCACGGGCCGAGGGTCGGAGCAACACCCCGATCCTGGACAACCGCAAGGCACGCCAGGAGGCGAATGCGAGGGGCAACGAGACGCGGCGTCGCAACGAGCAGGCGTTCGTTACCTTTGCCAATCAGAACCGGCTGTGCTCGCTGCTCACATTGATCGAGCGGTGGCGAACGCTGGGCAACCGGATCACCGATAGCCGGGCGGCAACGCTGCTGCTGGCCGATGGCGGGGCATGGGCACAGGCCGCACCCGAGCGGCGTGCATTGCAGGGAGAGAACCGCCGCGGGGCCAAACCGGGCGAGGAAGACAGAAGCATCCTGAAAGGCTTCACGTCGCCGCACGGGCCATCCGTGCCCGAGAAGCCCCGCGTGATCGACCCGCACGATTTGCGGGCCGTCTGTCGCCGGTATCTGGCCGAGCACCGCAAGGTGCGGCGTGGCTGGCAGTCGTTGACGCTCGAAGCGTACCAGGCCGCCAACGCGGCGGCGCAAGCACGGGCGGAACTCACTTACAACGCGGGCCGCGAGTACCGCGAGCGAAAGGCGGTGGGAGCATGAACGAAATCGTAGCGGCCATTCTGTTCGGCATCGCCCAGGCCCTCGCGGCTTCGGGCGTGCCACCTACAGGCGAGCTGACCAGTACGGCCGTCGTCAGCGTGGACGACCTCGGCGGCCCGCCGTCCGCACCGCCGCCCGCCGTGCGGAAGCAGGCGTGGACCGTGGGTGACGTAGCGTCGGCGGCGTTGATCCTGGCCGGCACGTTCGCGGGTGGGCTGGCGGCGGGGATCAGCCTGCACGGCAAGCGAAAGGGGGTGGGGGCGTGAGCGACAGCAGCAGCGGCGACAGGTTCAAGCCGGGGGATCGGGTGCGGCACGACCACGACAGGGCCACCGTCGGCACGATCGTTTGCCGATCCGACAATTTGGACGGGACAGAATCCTATGTGGTCGACTGGCCCGACGTGGGCCACATGATCAACAAGGCGTTCCTTTTGTCCCCAACCGCCCCCGAGTCCGCCCAGGTGGGCGGCGACCACTACACGCGGCTCGCAGTGCAGCCGTGGGACGTGATCGAGAGCACAGCCACGCCGGAGGGCGTCTACTGGTACTTCGCCGGCAATGCCTTGAAGTACCTCATGCGGGCACACAGCAAGGGCGGTGCTGAGGACATCCACAAGGCCCAGCATTACCTCGGCAGGCTCGCGACGTTGATCGACATGG